GGTACACAATTTAGAGGTGTAGTAATGAATAACTTTGAAATAACAAATTCGTAATGAAATTTTTAGTAACAGAATCAGACAGACAGATTTGCTTAATAGCAGATAATATTATACTAGAGGATGATGGCGTGTACTATGCCTGGAATGACGCTACCCCACATAAAGTTCAGAGAGCTAACTCGACGGATACGCTAGAAATAGTTGACGTTCCTGAGGGCACTCAGCTACCTGATGATGAGTTTATTATCAGCAAATACACTTACACTGTAGATGGTCAATTCGTTGTTTACTCAGGATGGGTGGATGAAGAAGTTTAATTGGAACGAAGCCATACCATATATGTTCTGCATATTCCTTGCGTTCATGCTACTAAACAAGTGTGAGCAGGAGAAGGAGTATCAGCAGGAGATACAGCGAATACAAAACAACAACGTTGCACTATTAGACACTATCCGAAACTACATGGATAGCGATGGGCTATATGCTGCCGATATCAGGGCACTGAACTTAAAGCTAGATGAGCTAGGTGATAGCATAGCAGTCAATAGGTCTCAGCCACCTGTAACCATAACCAATCAGACAACAGAGATACGAGAGACTATCGAAGTCCCTGCGTTTATATACGACACAATCACAATAGTGAACACCGACACGTTCTATAAGCAGATATATGTTGAGCGCACAGACACGTTCGGCAAGAGTAACAGATCCATCGAGGTGACTATACCTACTGATGGCGTCGTGGTGGCAGATGCCATAATAAACTTGGAGCAGGACATATGGGTTGAGAACACGGTAGAGCAGAACAAGAAGACAGGTGAGGTGTTCTTTAGAATGAGAACTGACTATCCAGGGGTTAGGTTCAACAATGCCAACGCTATACTAGTAGACCCGAAGCAACTCGTTAAGGTACGAAAATCATTTGGCGTTGGTTTTCAGACAGGTATAGGCATCACAACAACGGGTCAAACAAGGCATTACATAGGTGTGGGAATCCACTATTCTCCTAAGTTTTTGCAATGGTAAAAAAATAGTAATTTTAAGGGCATGAAACTGATAACGAAAGATACCGTTGTCGGCAT